CCGCCCTCAGCTTCGGAGGAGATCCCTCTCCCCCCGGAGAACCCTTTTGGGGCCCCCGGTTTTAATAGCGCTTAGTTGTTGGAAAGCAGTGTGCGTTTATGGTTAATTACATCGTATTGGCGGAACTTCTGCCAATATTGAATGTAAAAGTAAACTTGCGTGCGGTTATCAAGCCGTGAGGCTCTATACCGCATAGCGCGAGCTTGCTCCACTGTACACAACAGCCTTCCTTCTGTGTCGACCACGAGCCTAGTAACCTTGCGGTTGTCGGATCCTTTAAAAAGGATTGGTTCGGCACAAACATCATGGAGTCTGACCATTTCGGCCAGGTTAACGTCAGTAGGTTCGACATTAACTAACTCACTGGGTGACAAGCCCAAAATGATGTCAACAGAAGGTAGATGCACTTGCCGTCGTAACCAATCGACGGCCGCTATTGTTTCTTTGCTAGATGGAGACTGATAAGATGGGTCAAAAACCCACATATCTAAACCAAGTGGTAAACTTGGCTGGGGACCTACGTATACACGTAGGACGTCTCTTAACCCTTGCCATGCACCTAGCAATTGAGAACGCATATTGGGGTATGTTTGACCCAATAGCAGCAACTTGTTCGCTGCTACAATAGCGTCTGCAATTTCACGGCAAATTTTTAGATCGTAGCTTTGTATTCGCATCCCACCAAAGGTGTAGACACCGCAAGACTCCTTAAGTAAGGAGTATACAAAACTCTTGTCGCTGTTTACCTCGTACCCAAGAAACTCCAAAAGAGGAATCAATTGGGACGCAGCGGAATTGCTACATATGATGTCGTCTCCGAACACGGAAGCTTTGGGATCGTAAACCCTCGCAGCCGCTAGTAGGATCATTGTCATCACAGGGAACGTTGTTGCGTTACCCATGGGCGCATACATGTGGATTTCTGACCAGTGAATATCACAGTCATACTTTCTACGCACGTATCGCGACCTTGTAGCAAGAAGATCTTTGCGGACTTTTGCAGGAAATAACAATTCAATGGATGCTAGCGCGTTAGAATTACTCGCGTTTTGCAGGTCAATTGTTGCAACATCAGGCTGTTCGATAAGCCTTCTGTGCACGTCTTGACGAGTCCATAGATCATTTCCCGCTTTAGCAAGACAGCTATACAAACTATGCATAATTGCTTGCTGCGACATCATTGAGAGCAAAGGCTCAATATTGATACCGCGGTCAGTTTTGGAATCTTTCTCAACCGATGTAAATCGGGATCCATCCACAAGACGGATCTGTAACATAAGGCCAACTTTAAAGCAGTATTGGCCCCAAGTACGTTGAGGAAAGAAGTGGAATGGGTCAAGCCGCACCCTACCACCACCACGTTTCATGCCATATTCATGGCACACTTCGTCCCTACACCTACGGTCTAACGCCGTTTTTAGGTATGCTTTTGCTCTCCTTTCATGGAAGGCAAGAAAGCTGTTCGGGGTATGCAAAAGACGTAAGGCTTTATTGCCAAGTCCGCATACATGTTTACGAAGTCTGTGGTTATTCCAAATCAGTTTAGCGACGTGAGGAAGTGCATGACTAGTGCATGTCCATAGGTCGTTTGCTAGTTTTGCATACGTGTCTGCCGGGGTTGTATCCCCGAAAGACATCCCAGGTCCCGGCCAGAAGCCGTGAACCTGAGGATTATAGCCTTTACACCACGAATGGATTAAGGCTTTCATCTTAAGTATGCGTATATCTTTCCGTGCTTCAGGAGTTCCAAGTCTGGCGTTAACTTCGGCCATTCTTCGGTTTCCTTCGGCAAAGGATGTCCAGG